CTTCAAAAGGTAGAGATTTGATTATTAACCTTAATCTAAGTAAAGCAGGTAACGGTAGAGAGTATACAACAATTACTTCTATTATCCCCGAAGACCAATCTCAACTACACACCGACAACGACATCGCTAACTCTTGGTTAGTAGATGAATTGGTATGGTCTGATGTATATTCTAGAAAACCAGAAGAATATCTGGAAATGGTTGCTAAAGGTGAAGTTCCAAGATGGGACACAACAACAGGTAAATACGTTTCAAATTCAACAGAAGAGTTTGAAATGTCTAAACCAAGTACACCTGTTAAGACATCATCAGTTCCTGAGTTTGACCCACAAGAAGAAGCCGAAGGAGACGACGATTTACCATTCTAATCAATACGAGCATGGGCATGTGTATTAACATAATGTCCATGCTCTTTTTTTAAAAAAATTATTAAAATACAATGGCAATCAAGAAAAAAGAATTCGATTATATATCTAAATTTTCAACCAAGACAAAATACAAGGACGAAAATTTTTATTACTGTGGAGAAGCGTTTAACAACGCGTGTGGTTTACCGGGTCCTGTCATGGGAAATATTAATATGTTTTTGGGACACACAAACTCCTCAAAAACAACCGCAATGATTTTAGCGGCAGTTGATGCTCAAAGAAAAGGACATTTACCTGTTTTAATTATTACCGAAAGAAAATGGAAATGGGAACATGCTTTGGAGTTAGGTTTCCAAGCCGAAAAAGATGCAAATGGGGAATGGGTTGGAGATTTTATTTTCAATGATTCTTTTGAATACATAGAACAAGCGACTGATTTCATAAATGAAATTATCGACGCACACGAAAAAGGTGATATTCCGAGAAACATTTTATTTTGTTGGGATTCAATTGGTTCTATTCCTTGTAAAATGACATTTGATGGTAAAGGTGGTAAACAACACAACGCAAGTGTCCTGTCTGATAAAATCGGTATGGGTATCCACGCAAGAATAACCAAATCTAAAAAAGAGGATTATCCAACAAAAGAAAACCCATATTATATAACTATGGTTGTTGTAAATCAACCATGGGTGGAATTACCCGACAATCCTTTTGGTCAACCCGAAATTAAAGCTAAGGGTGGTGAAGCTCTTTGGTTGGCATCCGCGTTAGTATTCTTGTTTGGTAATCAAAAGAAATCAGGTATTAACCACATAGACGCCGTCAAAGATGGGAGAAAAATCGCATATGCGGTCAGAACTAAAATATCAATCCTAAAAAATCACGTAAATGGATTGGGATACAAAGATGGTAAGGTTATAGTTGTTCACAATGGTTACATTGCCGACACCAAAGAATCGTTGGAAACTTACAAAAAAGATTACTCAAGTTTTTGGAGAGATAAGTTAGGTGTTAGCGAATTTGATTTATCAGAATCAACAACATACGATTACGAAGAAGAAGATTAATATTTGTTTAACCCTATAAGAGTGATGATTAATGTCTAATGTATTATTAGTTGATGGTGACAATTTACTTACAATTGGTTTTTTTGGCTTAAAAAATCACTTTTATAAGGGAGAACATATTGGTGGAATTTACCATTTTATCAATACCCTAAGGAGAACAATTGAAATTCATCATTTGGATAAGATTGTTGTTTTTTGGGATGGTCAAGACGGTTCTATTACAAGAAAAAAGTTTTACCACCAATATAAAGAAAATAGAAAATCTAGAATTAGGTCAGAAGAGGAATTACACTCTTATGGCAAACAAAGGAACCGAATTAAACAGTACTTAGAAGAATTGTTTGTTAGACAGGGTGAGTATGAATTTTGTGAATCCGATGACTCCATTGCATACTACGTTCAAAATTCACATAAAGAAAACAAAATAATTTTTTCTTCGGATGGTGACCTAACTCAGTTAGTTTCAGAAAACACCAAATTATACAATCCTTCCCACAGTAAGATTTATCAACCAAATGACATGTTTGTTTACGACCATGAACAAATTCTTATTGAGAATATAAAATTGGTAAAGATGATTTGTGGTGACCCATCAGATAACATTGCGGGCATTAAAAACTTAGGAGTTAGACGACTCATATCAATGGTACCCGAGATTAAAACACAACAAATAACGATTGATTTTATACTTGAAAGGTTTAATAATCTTTTTGAAGAAGACAATGATAACCGATTGGTAAAAAATCTTTTAACTGGTGTGACAAAATATGGAATACTTGGTGAAGAGTTTTTTGATGTTAATAGTCGTATTGTTAGTTTGGACAATCCATTTCTAACTGACGATGCTAAAGAATCTATTAATTCATTAATAAATGATTTGATTGACCCTGAAGGTCGTTCATATAAAAACACGATGAAGATGATGATGGAAGATGGTATATTTTTACTTCTACCAAAATCAGATGACGCGTGGATAAATTTCCTCAACCCATTTTTAAGATTAACAAGAAAAGAAAAAAATAAAAAATTAATTAAAATTAGAAACAATGAGTAATCAAGAAGTAACAAAGTTTGAGTTCCTTTTGACTTTAGAAGGTAACATTATCTGCCAACGTTTCTTTAACGTAAGGGAACATAACCCAAAGTCGCGACGTTCAATGGATTTACACTACTATGTAAAAAATATTTGTGACGATATTTGTAGTGATTTGAAAACAAAAACATTGGATTATCTACACGAAAATCGTGATTATTTTTACGGTTTAGACGCTGCAGAAACCGAAGAACAAAACGATAAAGAGTATTTTTTACTTGAAATTAAGATGGGTGACGATGTATTTATTCAAAGGATGTTTCCCGCTAAAATCTTCCACCCAAAGGTAAGATATACGGTAGATATTCGCCCTTATTTGAAGAGATACTTGTCAGACCTTACTGACATTTTATCATCTACGAATTTGGAAACGACTTATTTAAATTATCAATTATAAAAACTAAAAAAAACTATGTCAGAAAAAAATTTTGGATTTCTCGGAGCGTCATTTCAACAAACGTTAATTAAATCAATTATTGAAGATAAGAAATACGGTGAGCAAATTATTGATGTAATCGAGAGCAAATATTTTGATAATAGTTCTTTTAGATTCATTACCGCTCACATCAAAGAATATCACCAAAAATATGGTAATATTCCCGATTATCAGACTCTGTGTCAAACAATCATTCTTGAATTAGGTTCTCAGGAATCCGCTAGAATTCATTTAGACACAATACACGATATCAAAGAAAACACCGATGATAACCCAATGGTGAGAGAAGAAGCTCTTAATTTTTGTAAACAACAAAATTTAAAAAAAGAGTTGAAGATTGTTACCACCATTATCGACAACGGTAAGTTTCAGGAATATCATAAAATCGAGGGTATAATTCAAAAGGCACTACAAGTGGGATTACCACCTGAAGAGTGTATGGATGTTTTTCATAACATCGACGAAGCGTTGGAAAAGGATAACAGACAACCAATTCCAACAGGAATCGAAGGTCTTGATTCGGCATTGAAAGGCGGTTTAGGAATGGGAGAACTAGGTGTCGTATTAGCTCCAACCGGTACTGGTAAAACAACGATTCTTTCATTGTTTGCAAACACTGCTTATCTTCATGGATACAATGTCCTTCAAATATTCTTTGAAGATAATCCTGATAACATCAAGAAGAAACACTATACAATTTGGTCAGGTATTGCACCAGATGAACAACCCGAAAATAAAGATTTTGTTAAAGACAAAGTCACTCAAATACAATCTCAGAGTAAGGGTAGTTTAGATATTTTAAAATTACCTAGTGATTCGGTAACAATATCAGAGATAAAATCAAGATTAAGAAAAAGAATTTCAGAAGGTAAAAAGATTGATTTACTTGTAATTGATTACGTTGATTGTATCAGCCCTGATAAATCACAGTTTGGTGAAGAATGGAAAGGTGAGGGTTCTGTTATGAGAAGTTTAGAAGCGATGACAAGTGAATTTGGAATTGTTATATGGACAGCAACACAGGGTAACAGAGAATCGATATCATCTGAAGTTGTTAATAGTGACCAAATGGGTGGTTCAATTAAAAAGGCACAAATTGCTCACGTAATCCTATCAATAGGTAAAACAATAGAACAAAAAGAACACAATTTAGCCACAATGACTTTACTTAAATCAAGAATAGGTCGAGACGGTATTATATGGCAAAACTGTAAGTTTGATAACAGACTCTTGGTTATTGATACCGAGTCTCAAACTACTCTCCTTGGACATAAGGAGGAGAAACAAAAGAACAATTCCGACAGAATCAAGGATGCGTTTATGAAAAGACAGGAAGTATTAAACAGAAATTAATAATTATTAACACCATGACAGAAAAGATTTTGAAAGAAAATCCGGGACGTTTTGTCCTTTTTCCAATCGAACACCACGACATTTGGAAACTTTACAAACAACAAGAAGCGTGTTTTTGGACCGCTGAAGAAATTGATTTGGCTCAAGACATTTATGATTGGGAAAACAAACTAAACGAGGATGAACAACATTTTGTTAAACACGTTTTAGCGTTTTTTGCTGCATCAGATGGTATTGTAAATGAAAACTTAGCAATGAATTTTGTTAATGAAGTTCAATACACCGAGGCAAAAATGTTTTATGGTTTTCAAATGATGATGGAAAATATACACAGTGAAACATATTCATTGTTGATTGATACCTACATTAAAGAAAGACAAGAACAAGATAAGTTATTTAATGCCATTGAAACCATACCGGCGATTAAAAAGAAGGCGGAATGGGCTATTAAATGGATTGGTTCGAAATCATTTGTTGAAAGATTAATCGCGTTTGCTGCTGTTGAGGGTATTTTCTTTTCTGGCTCATTTTGTTCCATTTTCTGGCTCAAAAAACGTGGTTTAATGCCAGGATTAACCTTCTCAAATGAGCTCATTTCAAGAGACGAAGGAATGCACTGTGATTTTGCCTGTCACTTATTTAATAATCACATTGAAAATAAAATAAGTGACAAAAAAATAAAAGAAATTATTTGTGGTGCATTAGAAATCGAAAAGGAATTTATTTTAGAGGCGTTACCTGTAAAATTAATTGGTATGAATTCTGAATTAATGTCGCAGTACCTTGAATTTGTTGCCGATAGGTTATTAGTTTCATTGGGTTGTGGGAAAGTTTATAATTCAGAGAATCCATTTGATTTTATGCAGAATATTGCTCTCCAAGGTAAAACAAATTTTTTCGAAAAGAGAGTTGCTGAATATCAAAAAGCGGGGGTAAATAATAACGTGTCTATTGAAGATATGGACACATCATTTGATGATATAGAATTTTGATTAAACCATGAAAGTAAAAAAGAGAGATGGCTCATTGGAAGAAATGAGATACGACAAAATCACAAGAAGAATACAATTTTTTTGTGATGATTTAAATTTAGAGTACGTTGACCCAACATTAGTTACATTAAAAGTAACTCAAGGAATATATGACGGTATCTCAACAACTGAGTTAGATGTATTAGCGGCTGAAACCGCCGCATCAATGGTTACCACCCATTCTGATTATGCGAAATTAGCCGGTAGATTAGCAGTATCCAATTTACACAAAACAACACCAAAAAAGTTTTCACAATGTATTAAAGAATTACATTCTTTTACAGAACCAAAAACAGGTAAAGAATCATCTTTAATTGATGATGATGTTGCTAAGTTTGTCCATCAAAACAGAGAGGTTCTTGATGGGGCGATTAGACAAGAACGTGATTTGGATTTTGATTATTTTGGTTTTAAAACATTAGAACGTTCATATCTTTTAAAGATTGGTAAACGTATTGTTGAAAGACCTCAGTACATGTACATGAGAGTTGCTGTTGGTATTTGTAATGGTGATTTAGACATGGCATTAAGAATCTACGATGATTTATCACAACATTTCTATACACATGCAACCCCAACACTATTCAATGCGGGAACTCGTAGACCACAGATGTCATCTTGTTTCTTAATTGGTAATAAGGGTGACGATATCGATGGTTTATTTGACACGATTAAAGATGTTGCGAAAATTTCTAAATGGGCGGGAGGTATTGGTCTTCACGTTCACGATGTTAGAGCTAAAGGTTCGTACATAAAAGGAACTGGTGGTGAATCTGATGGTCTTCTACCTATGATGAAAACATATAATGAAGTTGCCAGATGGATTAATCAAGGAGGTAAAAGAAAAGGTTCTTTCGCAATATATCTCGAACCATGGCATTCCGATGTTTTTGAATTTATTGATTTAAGAAAAAATCATGGAAAAGAAGAACTGAGGGCTAGAGATTTATTCCTTGCCATGTGGACCCCAAGTTTATTCATGAAAAGAGTTGAGGAAGATGGTGATTGGTCACTATTTTCACCAGATGAAGCTCCCGGATTGTCCGATGTCTATGATGACCCGTTTGAATTTACTCAACAGTTTACGGAATTGTACGAGAGATATGAAAAAGAGGGTAGAGCAAGAAGAGTTGTTAAAGCAAGAAAATTAATGGATGCAATTTTAACGGCTCAGATTGAAACCGGAACACCTTATATGTTATACAAGGATGCCGCTAACTATAAGTCGAATCAAAAAAATTTAGGTACAATTAAATCATCGAATTTGTGTACCGAGATTATCGAGTATTCAAGTCCCGAAGAACAAGCGGTTTGTAATTTAGCATCTATTGCATTACCAAAGTATGTGTTAAATAAAGAGTTTAATCACGAACTACTCTATGAATACACATATCAAGTTGTTAAAAACCTAAACAACGTTATTGATTTGAATTTTTATCCCACAGAAGAGACAAAAAATTCAAACATGAAACACAGACCAGTTGGATTAGGTATTCAAGGTTTAGCTGACGTATTTTGTATGTTAAAATTACCTTTTGAAAGTGACGAGGCGGATAAACTTCAAACAGATATATTTGAAACAATTTACTTCGCGGCGTTAACGTCATCTAAAGATTTGGCTAAAGAAAATGGTGCGTATTCAACATTTGAAGGTTCACCTTTATCAAAAGGTATTTTTCAATATGAATTATGGGGAAAATCTGATAAAGACACAAGTGGAAGATGGGATTGGAAATCTCTCAGAAAAGAGGTTGTTAAATTTGGTGTAAGAAATTCATTATTAGTTGCACCTATGCCAACAGCATCTACCGCTCAAATACTCGGTAACAACGAAGCGTTCGAACCTTTCACATCTAACTTATATTCAAGAAGAACGTTGGGTGGTGAGTTTATTGTTATTAACAAACATTTGGTAAATGAATTGTTGGAAAGAGGATTGTGGTCTGACGAATTAAAGAAAAAATTAATCATGGAAAACGGTTCAGTACAGAATATCCCCGAAATACCTGTTGAAGTAAAAGAAGTTTATAAAACAGTTTGGGAGATGTCTCAAAAAAGAATCTTATCAATGTCAGCAAACAGGTCGGTCTATATTGACCAATCACAGTCTTTAAATTTATTTATTGACAACGCGAGCAAACCAAAAGTTTTAGCAGCACACCTTTATGGGTGGAAACTTGGTTTAAAAACAGGTATGTATTATCTGAGAACCAGAGCTGCTGTTGACCCATTAAAGGGTTTAGGTATTGACACCACAACAGTCAAACCTACGGTCGAAACAAAAGAAGTACAAAGCACTTCACACAATCAACATATCAAAGAAGAAGAGGAAGTAGAAATGGTAATTTCATCAAGACCATCTGATTCTCCATTTGAATGTGAGGGTTGTGGTTCATGACCGTAGGTGGCTCCCTTAATAGTTCGCGGCTGACCGCAAGCATCTACTTCGTTTGATTATACAGGGGGCGAAAAATCAAACAATATATATAATCCCAACTTCGGTTGGGATTTTTTATTTATTAGTATTTCTTGTTTGATTATATTTATAAGTATGGCGATTACGTATGGTATAGATTTTCCTTTTAGAATTAGTCCCAAAGGTGATTTTTTAGTTATGACAGAAACACCCGAAAGAGAAATTCGTGCAAACCTGATTCACTTGTTACTAACAAGGAAAGGTTCAAGATATTATTTACCGGATTTTGGAACTAGATTATATGAATTCATTTTTGAACCACATGATTCAGTTACATGGGGTCAAATTGAGGACGAAATAAGAACATCCGTAAGAGCGTATATTCCTAATTTAGAAATTAAATCAATTAGAGTAACACCCGCTGACCAAGACCCAGAAGAACCGGTTAGTCCACAAGAAGATGAGGATTCAAGATTATTTAGAGTTTCCGATTATTCAACCAAACCGTATACTGCAAAAGTTAGAATTGATTACGACATAAATAACGAACCATTTGTTTCGTCAGATTTTATAATTATTAACATATAACATGGCTAAAAAAATATCATACGCTGTCAGAGATTTCGCGAGTTTAAGACAGGAGTTAGTAAATCTAACAAGAGAATATTATCCCGACTTAATTAAAAATACAAACGATGCGTCAATCTATTCTGTTTTATTAGATTTAAATGCTGCGGTAACAGATAATTTACACTTTCACATTGATAGAGTTTGGCAAGAAACAATGTTGGATTTTGCACAACAAAGACAATCTTTATACCATATTGCTAAGACATATGGTATGAAAATACCCGGTAACCGACCATCTGTTGCTTTGTGTGATTTTACAATACAAGTACCTGTAAGAGGAGATAAAGAGGATGAAAGATACTTGGGAACAATACAATCGGGAGCTCAAGTTTCAGGTGGAGGACAAGTTTTTGAAACAATCGAAGATATTGATTTCTCAAATCCCTTTAATAAAAGGGGTGAACCAAATAGATTGAAAATACCAAATTTTGACGGTAATAATAGATTAATTTCATACTCAATAGTTAAAAGAGAAGCTGTAGTAAATGGGACAACAAGAATTTTTAGAAAAGTTATAAGTGAAGTTGACCAAAAACCATTTTTGAAGATATATCTACCTGAACAAAACATATTAGGGGTTAGTGGAGTAATTCACAAAGAAGGAACAAACTTTGTGAACAACCCAACAAATTCAGAATTTCTTAGTTCCCCAAATAAATGGTACGAAGTAAAATCTTTGATACAAGATAAGGTTTTTGTACCCGACCCAACAAACGCTTCCGATAGTGAAAATTTTATAGCGGGAACATACATTCCTGTTACAAATAAATTTATAACAGAATATACACCTGAAAATTATTTTTCTTTAACGTTTGGTTCAGGTAATGTAAACCCATTAGACAATTTAGACAATTATAATCAAGGAAGTTTGAGGGTGAGTTTAGGAACGTACCTTAATAATTTATCTTTAGGTGCGTTACCAAAATCTAATACAACATTGTTTGTAAAATACAGAATTGGTGGTGGAAAAGATAGTAATTTAGGTATCGATGTTATAACTAGTGTTGATAATGTTGATTTTATAATCACAGGACCAAACTCGAGTACAAATACACAAGTACAAAATTCACTAACCGTTACTAACGTAACACCAGCCGTTGGTGGTTCTGACCAACCGACAATTGAGGAGGTTAGAAATATGATTGCTTACAATTTTTCGGCACAAAATAGAGCGGTAACATTAAATGATTATAAATCACTTATTGAGACGATGCCATCAACATATGGGGCACCGGCTAAAGTAAATGTGATGGAAGAAGATAATAAGATAAAAATTAAATTACTTTCATATGATGAAAATGGTAATTTAATTGATACGGTGTCAAATACTTTAAAAAACAATATTTTAGAATATTTGGCGGAATACAGAATGGTCAATGACTTCTTAGACGTTGAGAGTGGTGAAGTTGTTGATTTTACTTTGGAGATAGACGTTGTTATTGATAAAAACGGAAATCAAACAGAAATCGTTAGAACAATAATACAAGATGTTGTAAGTTATTTTTCAATAGAAAAAAGAAAAATGGGTGACCCATTATTTGTTGGTGATTTATATAGAACAATCGGTGAAGTTACCGGTGTTGTAAACGCTGTTGATATAAGAGTTTTTAACAATGTAGGTGGAGAATATTCATCATCTGAAGTTGCTCAATCGTATGTAAATGCAAATACAAAAGAAATTTCACAATCAGATATGACCATATACATGAAATCTAACCAAATATATCAAATAAGATTTCCACAGAAAGATATAAAAGTTAGAGTAAAAACCTTGGGAACGACTACATTCTAATTTAATTTTTATTTATTTTTCTGGAAATCCATAATTTTCTATTTATATAGAAGAATGCAGAAACATAGAATTTCCACAAATATAGGTAATGACCAAAAAGTCGTAGTCGAAATTAAAAATGACTTTGACTTATTGGAGATTTTATCATTAAAGTTCACACAAACGGAGGTTTATTCCTCTATGTGTGCTGACTATGGTGTGGTCTGCGGTAGAATTTTTGTAAATAACGGTTTTGGCGTACCAAACGCTAGAGTTTCAATTTTCATACCTATCTCAGAAGAGGACACAAACGACCCAGTAATATCTGCCCTATACCCATTTACTACAGTTGACGATAAAAATGAAGATGGGTATCGTTACAATTTATTACCAAGTAGAAAACAACACGGTGGTCATGAACCCACTGGTACATTTCCTGACCAAAAAGATATATTAACAAGAGAAGAAGTACTTGAGGTTTATGAAAAATATTACAAGTATACCGTAAAAACAAATGATGCTGGAGATTTTATGATTTGGGGTGTTCCTGTTGGGACACAAACAATTCATGTGGATGTTGATTTGTCAGATATTGGGTGTTTTTCATTAAGACCCGATGATTTTATTAGACAGGGCATGGGTGTTGATAAATTTAAAAATACCTATTCATATAAATCATCCAATGATTTAGATACCCTACCTCAAATTATTTCATTTAATCAAACAATAGAAGTATATCCGTTTTGGGGTAATGAAGATTTGTGTGAGATTGGAATCACAAGAACTGATTTTGATTTATCGAGTAAGGGTGTTAAAGTAGAACCCAAAGCATATCTACTTGGTTCAATATATTCAGACAAAGGAAAAAATAGCGTAAACAAAACTTGCGTACCTAGAAACGAAATGGGACGTAAATGTGATTTAACAACATTTGACGCTGTCATAGAAATAATAAGATTTACCTCAAATAAAGACAGTAACGGTAGACCAATTCTTGAAAGGTATGAAATTCAAGAAGACATTGAAGATGACGGTTCATTTGTAGTTCCACTACCAATGAATATGGATTATGTCTACACAAATGAATTTGGTGAAAACGAAATTACAAATGACCCCAACAAAGGTATCCCAACATCATCTTGTTACAGATTTAGAATATCCGGCAAAAATGAAACATTAGGTAGAGTTAGAAATGTTGCTAGTTACTTGGTTCCCAATATACGGGAATATACAACAGATGTTGATGGGTCATATGCATTTTCATTGAATTGGGACGATTACCCAACCGCAGCAACCAGCTCATCTGTTATATTCAATCAAGTATATGGGAGTTATTTTCCTGAAGATTATTTTTATAGGTTCACATATAATAAAGTTTACACCCTAACGTCTTATATAGGGGGTCATAGAAAAATTTCACTATCTCAACAGGCTGGTGGATTTATGGGTATTAAAGACATTGCACCTAAAGAGGAAGACGATTGTGAATCAAGTGTTAATACACCACCCATAAGTTATGCATTTAGAAGATTTAGTTTTCCTATATTATTAGCAATCATAATAAACGTATTTGAAAGAGTAATTTATACCGCATTTATAGGTGCTCTTCAAATATTAATATCACCGTTTCAATGGTTATATGATAACTTAAAATTTAAAATTAGAGCTTTCGGGACCACAATCTTTAGTTGGGGACCATTTCAAATTTTTGATGACATTATTGAAAGTTTACAACGACTAGGGACCGTACACTTAAGTTTAGTAGTTTATCCCGAATGTCAATCTTGCGATGAAGTTTCTTTTCCCGAAAATAATCTTGATGTCTCAACAGAAAGTGACCCATCATTAATCTTCGAAAAGGTTGGTTCAGGTAAAGCTGTCAGAGACGAATTGACATTTTTAGTTAATTGTACTTCCTATACGTTAAATGTACCGACTACAGGGACAACAACATATACATATATTGATTGTACAACAAATTTACCACAAACAATATCAATATCAACCGGAGATACGGCATCAAACGTTTGTGCGAGAGATGGTTCATTGTCGTATTATGGTGGTGATGGAACACCGTCTGTTGTTGGTACCTGTGATAGTACGGTCACAGATGTATACATTGCAAGTCCTGGAACAACCGATGAATATATATTAAGTGAAACACCTTCTTCGGGGTTCACATTTTATAATTCAGGTTACACATATGGACAATCACTAGCAACAATATATACTAACTCTATTTTAGGTGCGTCTACAGGTAGAACTTATTATGTTAAAGTTATACAATATTTCGCGGATTCACTCGCTCAAACAGGTGACATAGCAACGGTAAGTACCTTACCAACCGGCACCACATTTCAACTAAACATGGGTGTATATACAAGTGGTTCCACTACGGGATATTTAGGTAAAGATGCTAGTGGTAATTTAAGTTGGAGGGACCAAACAATACCAAAAGATTATGTTTGGTCTGGATTTACTTATGAAATTTATGATAGTAATTATCCTATACAAGGTTCATCAGCTGGTTCATTTAGTGGTATAACCTCTTTACCTGAAGGATGTTTATCTCAGAACAGTATTTATGACGACTCGGGTATAGTACCGCAGACATATTGTGCAACAGGTATTACCGCCGTTTATTCTAAAGACAATGCAATAAACCAAGTCCAATCAAATGTTGGGTATACAAATTGTCTTAATTTAAATCTTATTGTAGTTGGACAAGTCGGAGCAAATGATTTATCGAAGAATCCGTGTGGTACTTGTGAGACTAGAAGCGGTTTTTCTGAATTAAGGGTTGGAATATTTACCGTCATACCGGCCGCACATTCAGACAATAGGCCTGTTCAATTTAA